TCGAGGTGTGGCAGGCGTTCTATGCGACGTTCGGCACGCCGACAGATACGCCCGATGTGCGACTGGTCATCAAGGCACGGCCCGAAATGAACGATCTGCTACAGCGCATTGCGGGCGCATCGAACCTCGATCCGCGTGTGAGCATCCAAATCGAGGACGCGCGCAATGTAGCTGACGTATACACGCAGGCGGATTGTTTCGTTATCCCTAGTCGCAGCGAAGGATGGGGGATGCCACACCGCGAGGCGGCCATGATGGGGCTGCCGGTTATCACGCTACGCTACAGCGGCATGGACGATGGGCATACCGATCAGTGGGCTATCGTAGTGGATGAGCATACGATTGACCGCATCCCTACGTCGCACGAGTCTATCCAAGGACTATGGGCTAAGGCGGATGTCGCTGCACTGGCGCGCACGATGCGCGATTGTTACGACGATCCCGCATGGGCGCAGGCGCGAGGGTTGGCGGCAGCACAATGGCTACGCCGTCACCAGACTTGGGATCACGTTGCGGCGCGCTTGATTGCTGAGATCGGTGCAGCCGGCTATGACACGCGGCCCACCGCGCCAATACAGATTGCAGCGCCGCCGGTCTTCGCCATGCCGCACAGCAACGGCAACGGCCATGTGGAGGTTAAGGAGATAGCAATTGGCGCTCACGGCTGATCAACTCGCCGATATGCAAGGCGACCTCGGTATTACCGCAGATGAAACGGTCTTTACCGACGCCGAGCTGAACCGCCTCTTCACCCGCGCGGCTGAGGATTATAACACAGCGGTCTATCTGGGCTATCGGCAGCTCCTAGCCGACGCCAACAAGTTCTTCGACTATCGCGCCGGACAGACGAGCGTCTCTCGCAGCCAGGTACGCAAGCACTTATTCGAGATGTTGCAGTTCTGGCAGGATGAGAGCAGAGTGGCGGGCAATCAGCTTGCCATCCTGGGGTTGGCTCAAATCCCCCCGAAGTGGAAGGACGAACCAATTAGCCCGGACCGTGAACGCCTGCGGCGTGGCGCGCTGAATGATCCGGACGTGCCACATGTCTAGGATAGACAGTTGGAGCGGCAACAGCTGGCCTCTGGGCGCATGGGTAGATGACCACGACCTCGGCGTCGATACGGCTATCCTGATTGCCGACAAGTCTACCAGCATCACGGTAGTGCGTGCTGGCGTAGCGCAGGCCGCGCAGACGGTACGAATTGAGACATTGGCCGGGCAAGGCAAGACACAGACGATGGGCGGCGTGGTACATAGCATAGATGCACTGTTGATAGGTTACAAGGGACATCCGACCATAACCGACACCAGCATCCAGTCTGGCGATAGGTTCAAGGTGGGTGTGCAAATGTTTGAGGTGATCTCCATCATGCCGGGTCTGACCGACTCGCTTCAGGCGTATCTGACGGCAAAGGCATAGCTCATGCCTACCGGCGTAACGTGGTCGCATCCGCCGCAGCGGGCCTTTGCCGAACTGAGCGCCAGCTACGCGGCGGCGATAGAGCGCGGAATCTTCGAGATTGCGCAACGCTGGGCGCCGGAAATTGAAAGTTGGATGAAGGCCAACGCGCCGTGGGAGGATCAAACCACTAATGCGCGCCAGGGACTATATACCAAACCGGACCACTTTGTAGGCGAGATGGTCGAGCTTATCATGGCGCACGGCGTAGAGTATGGGATTTACTTAGAGCTGAATAACGCGGGTCGCTATGCCATCGTCAACCCGGCACTAGACCGATTCGCGCCGCTTATCTGGCAGGACGTCGTGAGGCTTTTATCATGAGTGCTCTTAGCGCGGCCAAAGCCATTCTCGAGGCCGATACAACGCTACTCGCCACGGCGACGGGCGGCATTTTCGACTACGACGAGACTGGCCGGCAGGGACTTTCGCGCACCATCACGCCGGCGGCATTCGATAGCAACGGCATCATCAAGCCGTGCGTGCTACTCAAGCTATGTGACGCCGTGCCGGACGCACAACTGGCCGACGATGCAAGCCAGACAGTAAGTCTACGTGAAATGTTAGAGGCTTGGTTCTATCAGGATACAGGTTATGCCGATATCGAGACTATGCGCGACCGCGTGTATGTCAAGTTGCAGGCAGTACAACTAACAGGTACTTTCGGTTGCTGGTGGGCTGGGGATGTGCGAGGCGCACGCGATACGGAGCTAGACGCCTCAGTGGAGCGGTCAGACTATCTAGTGCGGCGACGCCGCTAGTGCGCCAGAGGCGCAGAGAATGAGAGGAAACTTCTATGGCATTTGATCCTTATGGGGCGCCTACATTCGGGCTCCGCGATGTCAAGGTAGCGACGTGGAATTCCACCAACAGCTATGGCACAGCGGTGGACGTGCCCAGCGTGCAGATGATGGCGGCCACGCTGCAACAGACGGCTGCGCAGTTGGAAGGTGACGACAGCATCACGGCGACGGCGGCCAGAGCTATCGGCGGGCAGGTGCAGTTGCGCTTTGGCAGCATCAGTCTGGCCGCGCTAGAGGTGATGACGGGCCAAGCCGCTACAAGCAGCCTCACCACGCCCAACGCCGTCAAGGGTCTCAAAATCAGCGGCGGGGACAACATGCCGTACTTTGGGATCGTAGGCCAAGCCTACGCCGAAGAGGGCGATGGCGACATCCATGTCTTTATTCCCAAGTGCAAGATCACAGGCGATATCCAACTGGCGAATTTGCAGTATGGGCAGTTTGCCATCCCGGAGATGACGGTGCAGGCCGTAGACGATGCAACGTTCGGCGTCATCTACTTGGTCGAGCATGAGACTGCTACCGCCGTCGCCATCCCGCCCGCCAACATCGCATAGGAGGACTATGTGACAGAACGACAAGTAACGCCTGCCGCTACCTGGCGCAAGCCGCGGTTAGAGGGCTACACAGTAACGCTGCCCAGTGGCAATACAGTGCGATTGCGTCCGGTGGCGCTGGATATGCTCATTCTCACCGGCAAGCTGCCTGATCTCCTGACGCCCATCGCGGCGCGGTCATTATGGGTTGACACGAATGCGGACGCCATCGGCAAGGAAGTGGAGCTTGCACGCGGCTTTACCGAACTGGTCAATATCGTCGTACCGGCGGCATTGCTTGAGCCGCGTATGGTAGATGACCCGCAGGCGGATGATGAGATTGGGCCGAACGATATGGATTTTGCCGATAAACTCGCCGTGTTTCAACTCGCAACGCAGCCCGCCGAGGTGCTGCGCCAGTTTCGTGAGCAACAAGCGGGCAGTTTGGCAACTCTATCTAACGGCGACGGTGACAGGCCAACGGCCCAGCACGCTAGTAAACGTCGTTGACGCTTGGACAGCGCTGCAATTCGACAATGCCGTCGTGCTGGTGGGACGCGTCATTGAAAACGCGGCACAAGAGCAACATAATGCGGGCAACGAACAAAAACCGCGCTGGGTCAACAAGTACGAGATGGAACAGTTGCTTGACCCGGTGTTTCGTTTGCCACGTGCGCCCACAGCAAAGGAACGTGAACAGGCGAGCTTGAACGCGCTCAAGACAATGGCGCGCGGAAAACGTTCTGGCGTGCACCATATAAGGGTAGCTAACGCACCATGAATGCATTTACGCCGGGCAATCTTGGCAATGCCCAGGGTAAAATTTCCATTGATGTACGCGACCTGCGAAATGTGCAAGCCGTTGCACGCGACGTAGGGATTACGGTCGAGCGTTCTCTTGGCAGCATTGACGCGGGTGCAAAGAAGGCCGAATCCTCTTTCACGCGCCTGAATCGTAGTATTGGGTCAATTAGAGGGCAATTGCTCGCCGTAGGTGCGGCAGGCGCGATATTGACGGGTATTGGTCTGAATGTCGCTGCCAGCATGGAGGAGGCGCGCATCCAGATTCGCGGCATGGTCGGCAATGAGCGTGATGCTGTTAAGCTCATGGATGACTTACGCAAGCGGGCCGCGGCAGCGGGCGTGCCCTTCAGCGACATGCTCAGCGTCGCCACGCAACTTCTCCCCACATTTCAGGGTAACACCAAAGAGCTCGAAAAATGGTATGACTTGGTACGTCGCACGGCCACGCTCAATCGGCGCGAGGGCGTGCAAGGCGCAGCCTTTGCTATCCGTGAGGCATTGACCAGTGGCGGTACTGACCTGGTGAGTCTCTCCGAACGATTCAACATCTCGCGCGTCCAATTGCGAACGGCGCTGGAGCAGACAGGCGGCGACTTCGCCGCCGCGCTCGATATGGTATTGACCAAGATGGGCATTACCACACAAGTCGCCGATGAGATGGGATTGACATTCAATGCGTCCCTGCGCGCGGCACGTGATGCCGCGGGGCAGTTATTGGCGGAGGGTCTGACGCCCATTCTCAATATCCTGACGCCGATCCTGCAATCTACCGCATCTTGGTTATCGCAGTTGCGCGAGACGCAACCGGCAATTGGCAATATCACCGGGGCAGTGTTGGTGCTCACGGCCACTTTGCCGCCCGCGCTATTGCTGTTTAATCAACTGGTCGAGGCGGCGACCAAACTCAAGGCACTTGGCATCCTGGGCGGCTTGGGACGGGCGGGCGCGGTAGGTGCGGGCGCAGCTATCGGCGGCGCAGCAGGTATTGGCATCGTGCGCGGCGTTGGTGCGGCGACCGGCGACGAATATTTACGTACATTTGGTCTGAGCCAGTTTGTAGATGGCCTCAAGCGCATGTTTATCAGCGCGGTCAACGGTTTCCATGAAACCCTGAACGCAATTGATAGTGGTTTAGTGAGTGCGGTCAGTAGCTTCACAAGCGCCATTGCCGGAATGGTTGAGGCGATGGGCACGTTTGTCGTGCAGTTGGCGCAACAGTTCCCGGAACGTTTTCGTGGCGGTTTGCCAGGGTTGGGCGAACGCATTCTAGGCGGCGCAGCGGGCGTGCGTGGCTTGGGAACCGGACTCGAAGAAGCGGCGGCCGCACGGGCTGGGCGGCGAGCGCGCGAGATGGGCATCTTGCAGCGTGGCTTATTTCCTCTTAGCCAGATTACTGGCGATGAAGGCGCAGCGGCGCAAGCGCGTGTTCAGGTAGAACAACAGGCGGCGCAAGCGCGCCTGGATGCGATCAACCAGTGGGCGGCGTCAGTCAAACAATTGGAACAGGACACGGCGGCGGCGCGCTTGGATGCGGTTCAGTCTTACAACCTGACCTTGCGCCGTGATGCAGAGGATTATGCACGCGGGCGAGCACGGCAGGAACAACAATTAGCTGATCAAATTGCGGATATTCGCAGCGACGCCGCTGAACGTGAATCGGAATGGCAGGCTGATTTTGTCGAGCGTATAGCGGATATTCGCGCCGACGGCAACGAACGTCTAACGGACCTAGAGACAAAATACAATCGCGACCGCGAGAAGGCGGCGCATAGCCATCGCGACCGGCTCATGGATGCTGCGAGTCGTTTGGATGCCGTTGCGGTATTTCAGGAACAACGGCGCTATGCAGCGGAAACGCGGGATCGTGATGAAGCGTTTAAGGACCAGCGCAATGACATCGAAAAACAACTAGCGGAACGCATCGCACAAGAACAGGAAGCACACGAGGAACGTTTAAACGCCGCTCGCAAAGCGGATGAAGAACGCATTATTGAGCTACAAGACAATCTAGCCGAACAGCAGCGAATGGAGGATGAAGATAGAGCTATCCGGTTGCAACGCATGGCTGAGGACCAGCAACAGCGTCTCACGCAATTGGCGACGCAAGCGGCGCGTGAACGGGCCGCGCTAGACGCCGCGCTGACGGCGCAATTGGCGACGCAGGGCGATTATTATGCAAAGCTGTTAGTAGCGCAAAGCAAACATCAAACCGAATCGCAGCGAATGTTTGACGAATGGTGGGAAGGCATCAAAGCGGCTTTCCGCGGTGCGCCCGCTGGACCGGGTGGAGGAACGGGCGGCATTCAACGCGGTGATCCTATTGCGCCGCAGCCATTTGCCGACGGGGGGCCGGTGCGTCGCACGGGTACGGCATTGGTCCACGCAGGCGAATATGTGCTCAATCCTATGACAACGGCCATGTTGACAAGCGCGCTGGGCGGTCTGAGTCAATCTGGGTTAGTTAATGCTACGCGTGGCGGGCGATCCATAACCTGGAATGGCGATGTGAGCGTAAGCATCGCGGGCAGCACAAATATGGGATCGGGCGAAATGTACGTCGTGGCGCGACAGGCGTTCACGGACGCGCTAGGGGAGATAGCATCCCAATGACGCTCTATGCGGTCAAAACCGGCACGGACCAGGCGTTGATCGACCTGGTGGACATCACGCCACAACCGGCCTCCAACGGCGTCGAATATACCGTGCGTGATAGCGCCATCGATGGCACGGTGAGCGAACAGGGTAAATTTATCGAATTGCGCTGGTCGAGCCTTGCCAGCATCACGGAATACACGACCATGTTGGCGCAGTTTGGTTTGACCTCAGTGAACACGGCGGAGGTGACGATTTTGGCTCCATCGGAGTTGTATGGTTTTGTAAGGTACAATGGCCTCGCCGTCAGGCCGGAGAAGGGAGTCTCGATACAACGGCGTGATTATTTTTTGCGTGGCATTGTTCTGGTCGTCAAAAATCTGACCACGGCGGCTTGACATGACTCTTCGCTTCTTCGCATTGGCCCCGGAAATAATTTTCAAGGCTCGTGTAAACCAGACTTCTTTCACCTATCCGATTTCCCAAGTGGTCTTCGACGGCGTGACCGTCGGCGCATATACCGACATCCAACGCAATCAGACGATCCTGTTTGGCACGACCGAGGGCGGCGATGATCTAGGCCGCCAGCGCACCGGACCGATAGACGCAACCGCAGATATACTCTATTTTGGTCGATGTAGTGAAGGCACTTCGGATGGCGAAGTATCGCTTGAGGACGATGCTTACATCACCATCTTGGCCGATTGGCGCGTCTGGTCTCGTCCGCCTTTCATCGCGTCCGATGGAACCTTGTACAAGGATGGCAGCGTCGAGGTTGGCGTTTTCACTACCACACCTCCTCCAGTCGCAAATGCTGGATTGCCCGCCGCCGGGACCATAGACGACACGTCCGGCGTGCTGCGTGTACGACTACCCAGCGGAGCGCAGACAAGTTTCGCCACTACCGCAGGCGCTACCATCACGAACTACGCTTGGACATTGCCCACCGGCGTCGCGCTGGTAGGCGGCTACGCACTCACCGATTCCGTCATCGAGGTGGACGCCGACCCTGGCTTCTATTGGATCGATCTCCTTGTCACCGATTCTAATGCACAGTCACACCGGGCGCGCACCTGGATACTGGCACGCGATCCGGATGACGACCTGACCATTACCGGCGTCACCGTGCGGTCGCATCGGCGCACACAGGACGGTCAGACGCTCACCATGCAATTGACGCAGGACCTACCGCCGGGCAATTACCCCGACGGCACGTTGGTTTGTCTCTTCGACGGCGAACCCGCCACCAGCGCGGACCGTCTCAACCTACGCTTTTGGGGCTGGCATCAAAGTGACCCGGCTACCATCCGAGCGCAACGTACGGGATTGGTCCGCTACACTGAACTAACTTGTGTGGACGTGGCTGGACGGTTGGCAGTCTTGCCCGGCTTCCCGCAGGTCGTCGAGAATGACGCCGTGCGCGATGCTACCGAATATGCGTCGATTACCTGGGCGCACATGGTCGGCTTGACGCTCGACCTCTACATCCATTATCTGTTGCAATGGCATAGCACCGCGCTCGATCTTACCGACTATTTTGCGACGGGCACGACCACGATCTACAGCATCGGCGGCGCCATCTCGAGCGACGGCGGCAGTCTATGGGAGCAGGTCAAGCGTCGCGTCAAGGCATTTGTGCCAGCCAAGAGTATCGGCTGTGACGCCTATGGGCGATTGCTCGTGCGCGCCGATCCGTTGGAGGAGGAACCAGACCAGCGCACGAGTAACGTCCACGCGGCGCTGACGATGGCGGATGTCTCTGAAATCCGTTTCACGCACAAGCGCACGCCGGGCGTGCATTGGTTGCGTGGCAATGCAATTCAGGCCATCTCGTCGCTGCCGACGGACGCCGCGGGCGATATTTATCAGCCGACCTTTTTCTGTATCGCTCCTGGAGACGTACCGGGGCAAGGCGAGACGGAAGAGACACGAGGCGAACAACTCTCGCCATCACAGACGCTGCTCAATACCAGCACCGGCCATCACTATGCCCGCGTCAACGCGCGCGAGTCTCTCTTCGACCTGACACTGGTAGGCGATGACTGGTATCACCTGGACCCGGCCTCGCAGGAATGGGTCACGCTGACGCTAGACGCCGCCTACGCCGCGCAGAGGGGACTGAGTTTTACGACAGAACGAGGAGTGCTGCATGAGGTGGATTTCGGCTATCCGACCGGCCCGACCGGGACCACGCGCACGACGCGCATCACCTGGGAGCGCGAGACGACAGGCCAGCCGGCATTGACGGTTACGCAGCCGGACGTGCCTGCGGTAGACGATGGCAACGATGATTGGTTTATACCGCCGGTCGTCTGGACGCCGCCATTGCCGGGCGATCCAACCGTTTGGTATGGGACTCCGGCCGCCTACATCCTTTGGGACGGCGCGCACGTTATGCGGACGTGGAATGTTCAGGCTGCGTCTCCGGTCTGGGAACTGGTGGATACCGGAATCACGGGCACGATCTATGACGGACAATATGTTCACGTAGACGCAAGTACGGTTGGCATGTGGTTGCTCACGGCAGATGGCGTATGGTGGTGTGCCGATATTATGGCGACCACTCCATCATGGTCGAAGAAACTCGCTATCGCCACGGTGCAGGCTGCGGATGCGGCTATCGCTACCGGCAGCATTATCCTCAAGGCGATGATGGCCTATGCGTCAGAGCCGGGCTATCTAATCGTCGCCACGGGACCGGACAGCCTGACCAGCGCCGAGAGCTTTACTTATGCTCACAGCTACACTTGGCATACGCATGATTATGGCGATAACTGGACACAGGTAGATATGTCCAGTTTTACTGAAACTGTCAGTAGCAATACAGCGGGCTATTTCGGCTGCGGGCGTTATGGCATTGATATTTACAAGTCGTCGCCGGTGATCTGGTGTGTACGTTCGACGCCGAATCTACAAGACAAAACGGCTGTGTTCAAGTCAACTGATCTGGGCGATACATGGACGAAAGAGTATGCAATCACGGACTTTTCCGGCGATGTGGATGTGGGACCGGGTATTTTAGGACCATTCCCGGACATCACGGATCGTAGCTATATGCAACGTGGCAACAATCTCAGCGGGACGTGGGGTTGGATATATACGTCGGATGACGCATGGGCCACGGCGACGGCACAGACTAAGCCGGCCGGCTATAGCGGGACGGATTTCCAAGTACGGCCCAACTCACATACATTCGACCCGGATCATTGTCTTGCATTGTGGCGCAAGACAACGGGCAATGCGTTTGTCCAGGAATCCTATGACGGCGCTGCCACCTGGATCGAACTATGGGATACTGGCGTAGTAGCGACTAGAGTCAATACGCCAAATGGTTGGCCGCCCGATGTGGATATTTGGTTCACAGTCTATAAGAACAAGGCGCTCGCGGGAACCGGCGTCATCGTATATACGGATGATAATTTCGCTACGACACCTGCCGAAAAAGAAGGCAATTTAGTGGCGCTCATCGGGTCATGGACGACAGGCGACTGTAACGGCTTTGCACTCCCGCGTTTGGGCCCCAATGCCTAAGGACAAATTATGACACTCAAGGGTATTTTTGGTCGCGCCAGCTATGCCGACGAACAGCGCCGCTGGCTCTATGGGCGGCTTGGCCGTCTTGCCGACGACGGCACGACCTATATCATAGAAATTCCCTATCGCGAAAAATATCTCTGGGTGCGGATGGGAGCCAACGGCGACCAAGCGCCAATGGTTGCATATAACAAAGGCGGCGTCGCGCTGCGCGGCAACCTGCCGGTGCGGATGCGCCGCGACAATGGCGTACTGACCATCTATGAGGTAGACGCCGCGCTACTGACTACTGATCCCAATGCACCGGCCACGCCGGGGGGCGTTGCCATTCATCATCATCGTAGCGTCGCCGGGACGCCGGAAGCCGCCAACCCGCTGTCCTTCGAGTTGGAAGCCAAGCAAATCGACCGCGGGCGTGTCTGGAGTGCGGGTGGCATGAGTGTGACCATCAACGCGTTTCGCTATTATTTCAACGGCGCGTGGCAAACATGGGAAGGCGGCGATCTCGACCTAACTGCCAACATACCCGGCGATGCCGGTGAACACGCCTGGGTGCTAGTGGGCATCGACCCTGCCACTAATACGGCGGTCGCCGTGACCGGAACCAGCGTCATCTATGCCACAGAGTTGGAGTACGCCGACCTAGATGCCATTGCGTTTGGCGAGTACATCCCGTGCGGCGCGGTCAAGGTGCGCGACGACGATACGGCGTTGACCGACGTGACCGACTACGTGGACGCGCACGGTTGGTACAATGGCGGCCCGGCAAAGGCTGCGACGGCTACGGTCTATGTTGCAAAGACAGGCGTGGATACGCTGGATGGTCTGCACCCAGAACGCCCCAAGCTGACCATCGGGGCGGCTATCACGGTCGCGGGCACGCTCATTACGGCAGGCGCAGACAAGGTTCGCGTCGAGGTGCTGGACGGCGGGACCTATAGTGAGAATCTCGTGTTGGGTCCCGACATGATTTTGCACGCGCCCGCGGCGACAGTGGTGGGCACGCTACAACTGGATGACGGCTGTTCTGCGTTATTGGATAGACAATATCCATCCGCCTCCAATGATCAGGTCATGCTTTCACGCATCACGACCGGGGGCGGCGAAATATCGTCTTATCGTGCCAATATTGTAGATGGGCGCGGCGTGGGCGGAGCAGTCACCGGAACGATTAACATTCAGAACGAGGCTGAAACTGGCGTCATCTTTTGTTGGGTGGGCCAAGTTTTTGTAGCGCAGGGCGGTTTCGGCGTTCGTGATAGTGCCGGGGCCGGATTCGGGCATGTCCATTTCATTTTTAACGACCTCTATTTGGCTGGCAACAACGCCATCGGCCTCCGCAACACCAAC